GCCTTTAATCTCACATCTAAATAGGCTATATTTTTAAATAAAAACCGGTATAATGATATAATGCTAAGAAAAGTACAATTTCTACCTGGATTCAATAAACAACTTACAGAGACTCAAGCAGAGGGTCAGTGGGTCGATGGCGATAATGTAAGATTTAGATATGGCTCACCAGAGAAAATAGGTGGTTGGTCACAATTAGGTGAGAATAAACTCACTGGTGCAGCTAGAGCTATGCACCACATTGTTAATAGCAGTGGGGTTAAATATTCTATTATAGGAACAAACAGAATCTTGTACGCGTATTCAGGAGGTGTTTTTTATGACATACATCCTATCAAGACAACTTCAACTTTAACTAACGCTTTTAGCACTACAAATGGATCCGCCGTTGTTACAATAACTTTTTCCACAGCTCACGGTGCTAATCCTGGAGACATAATTTTACTAGATAATTTTACAACAATTACAGACTCAAACTTTGGAGCCTCTGATTTTGATGATAAAAAATTTATGGTCACTAGCACACCAACTAATGACACTTTAACTATAACTATGCCATCTAACGAGTCTGGTTCTGGTGCAACTACTTCTGGTGGTATCAGAGTTCAATTATATTTTCCGGTGGGACCTGCAGAACAATTACCAGGATTTGGTTGGGGTTTAGGATCTTGGGGTGGTGAAGCATCTAACCCACAAACAACAACTTTGAATGGAGCAATTAACGATTCTACAACAAC